TCGTTCTTTGCATTTATCAGAAGAGAGATCAATTGCAGACTCGCAAAGGTATCTGTGGGAAGCACTTCCTATGCGGTATAAACGGGCAAAGAAGAAAAGTGAGAGTCATTCCCTGCAATACACACAGAAGAATGGATTTAACTCAGCCAAGGCAATCCTACCGCCTTGCACACCTGGTGCGGAACGGGGTAGTACAATATCTTTTAATAACTACAGGCAGTACCAGGCAGATCCGCAGATATTTGAAGGATGGTCAGCGCACTGTATTCACATGGATGAAGAAGCACCAGAGCAAATTTTCGATACATTGGTGGGTGGTAGGACAGTTGATTACCACGGACGGGTGCTGTTAACTTTTACGACATTGCAGGGTTGGACACCATTGATTAATAGTCTGCTGAAAGGTGCGGAGACTGTGGAGACTAGATACAGTGAACTGATGGGCCGTGAATTACCTGTTGAACAGGTATCTGTAAATTGGCCTAACTGTAGAATTTATTACTTTTGGTCGGAGATGAGTCCCTTTGTTGATTACAGCGAACTGATCCGAACCTATAGCAAACAAACACAAGAGGTAAAACTCGCCCGTTTATACGGGATTCCTAGCAAGGCAATGGAGGGGAGATTCCCTAAATTCTCAAGAGACACAAATGTCATACCCCATGAGAAAATCCCCTTCATTGCTGATGCTACTGTACCCTGCACTAGGTATTTTATATGTGACCCCGGTGGTAGTAAACCTTGGGTAGCCACATGGATCGGAGTCTTGGAGGATGGTAGTATATATGTATATCGCGAGTTCCCTGACAGTACGATGGGGGCATGGGCATTACCTCATGTCAATGGAGTGGGAAAGAGTGTGGGTAAACCTGGTCCCGCACAGCGTCCACTTGGCTGGGGCTACACACAGTATCGCGATCACTTCTTGGATCTTAAACAGGGAGAGGATATCTTTGAACGAATCGTTGACCCTCGAATGGGAGCAGCCACAGTGCGCGAGAAAGAGGGAGAGAGTAACATTATTAATACAATGGCAAACTTGGACTTTGTCATGCGACCTGCTCCCGGTGTGGATGTGGAAGCTGGCATTGCCAAGATAAATGATGCTTTGGCATGGGATGACACAGAACCAATGACAGAGTCAAATAGACCAAAAATCTTTGTGTCAGATAGATGTGAGAACTTTATAAGTTCAATGCTTGAATACACAGGCAGTTCCCGTCAGGAGCATTGGAAGGATATGGTTGACTGTATTAGATACTTCATGGTCAGTGGACCTGAGTATGTGACCAGCGGAAGCATCCAAGCCACAGGTGGTGGTGGATATTGATCTTGCCCTAATGGCTACAAGTAGCTACATTATGCTACGCATATGCAGTCTGCCGCAGATCCTGAATTACTATATGTCTCAAAAGAGCCTGATATTGCTTACTTAGCTGAAGCGTACAAGCGTACCCAAAGCGATTTAGGCGAATGGTTAGACCGCAGACAAAGAGATTATGATACCCGCCATTGTCATTGGTCAGGGCAATCAGATGATTTTAAGAAACATGCTTCTTTAAATTCCACAGGTGAGGTATTTCCCTGGGAAGGTGCAAGTGATCAGCAGGTAAGACTTTGCGATGAATTGATTTCCTGCCGGATTGCAATGAGCATGAATGCGATAAGACGTGCGCACATTGTAGCCACTCCCACAGAATCAAATGATGTGGAGCGTGCAAATGTGGTAAGTAACTTTTTACGATGGTTAATTAATTCCAAGATGGACGAGTTTTACCCTGAAGTGGAACTTGGACTAAATCATTTCTTTGAGAAAGGCATGATGGTTCATTACTGCTGGTATGAGAATAAGGAATTAAAACAACAGCAGACCATCAGTTTACAGGAGATTGCCCAGGCACTTCCACAGATTGCTTCGGCAATTCAGGATGGCAGTATGGATGAGGAGTTAAGCGAAGCCCTTAAAGGACAGTTTAACATCAGTAAATCCAAAGCACGGGGAATGCTCAAAGAGATGCGCAAGGATGGTGAGACCACTATTCCTGTGACCCGTCAGGTGGTAAGCAGACCCAAGATCAAAGCCCTTGCCCCAGATGAGGATGTGTTTTGGCCTAGTTATGCAATCGATCCGCAGGAAGCTCCATATATGTTTCATGTGGTTTCGATGACTCCTGAACAATTAAGGTCTAAGATTAGTACCGAAAAATGGTCAGAAGAGTTTGTGGATGCTGCCATTGAGTTGGCAGGACAGGGAGAGGATGTGGATGAAAATATCTACCAACTCCGAGATGATGATAATTTTACCAGAAGTGATGATGATAGTCTTGTTAGAATTGTGTACTGTTATCAAAGACTATTGGACGAGGATAATATCCCCGGCATCTACTGTACAATTTACCATGCCAATATATCTGATCTTTATGCCAAACATCAGTTACTTGATTATGCACATGGCAAGTATCCATTTGTCGTAACCACTCTTGAAAAAACAAGTAAGAAACTTTACTCATCGAGATCATACCCAGAACTCATTGAAGGCTTGCAGCAGGTACTCAAGGTTGAAACAGATGGAGGCATTGACTCGCAATCGTTGGCAACTTTGCCACCAATCGAACACCCGCTTGGTCGCGCACCAAGTCGCTATGGACCTGGGGTCAGGTTACCCTATCGCGTACCGGGTGAGGTAAGATTTGCATCCACTCCTAGAGGTTCCGTATCCAATGTAGAACTTCGCAGATATATACAGGAGCAAGCAGATAGATACTTTGGTAGAAACGCACCTGGAGTAAATCCTGTGGAAGCACAGATGAAACAGCAGGAGGTAATAGATAAAGTCTTTCACCACCTCAAACATGTGCTTGATCAGGTGTATTCACTTTACCAACAGTATGGTCCCGATCAGGAATACTTTAGAGTCACAGGAATGCAGGATATGCAGAAGTATTCCAAGGGTAATCCCAATGATCGTTTTGACTTTTATATGCAGTTTGATGCTGCCACTCAAGACCCTGAGCAAATGCTTGAAAGGGTGAATGCGATAGCCACACTTGGTGCGCAACTAGATAAGAATGGAACGCTTGATACTGAGCGATTACTACAGATTGCAGTTGGACAGATCATGCCAGGTGCAGCCGAAAGTGTTTTACTTCCCAAGGAGACTGCACAGGCAAAAGCAATGGATGAGGAAAGACAGACCATTGCAGAAATCTATGCAGGTGTACCTCCTAATGTTAAACCCAATGATGCCCATGAGATGAAACTTCAAGTGTTTCAACAATGGTTACAGCAACCAGATGTGGCACAGAAGGTACAGGAAGATCCGGCATTACAGGAGCGTATTCAGAATTATATGCAACAAAGAAATATGCAGATCCAGCAAAAACAAAACGCTCAGATTGGAAGGCTAGGGGCCGCCCCTACACAGTTTGGGCAAACAGGATCAGCACCAACAGGAGGATAAGATTATGGCACCGATGGGAAAGGGAACATACGGAACTAAGGTAGGTAGACCACCTAAGAAGAAAAAGAAAAAGTGTGGCAAGCGGAAGACCAAGTAAAGTAAATAGCCCAAGGCGTATCCGCAAAGGTGAACCTGGTTATGGTAAGAAGAAGTTTGTAGTCCTAGCTTCTGAGGGTGGAAAGAAAAAGACCATTCGATTTGGTGACGCAAATTTAAGTATTAAGAAAAGCCAACCTGCGCGCAAGAAGAGCTACTGTGCGAGATCAGGTGGTATTAAAGGAAAGAACACAAAACTTAGTGCCAACTATTGGTCACGCAAAGCATGGAATTGTTAATATGAGTTTATACAAAAACATACACGCTAAAAGAAAACGTATAAAAAAAGGTAGTGGTGAGAAGATGAGAAAGCCTGGATCGAAAGGCGCACCAACCGCCAAGGCATTTAAGAAAGCAGCTAAGACAGCAAGGAAGCGTAAGTAATGTGTCCCATCTGCAAAGAGAAGTCTATTGGATCGTATTGTTGGTCATGTTCTTCATCGAACGTAACGTAATCATAGATACTTTATTCCTAGCCCTATCCCTAATTTACGAAAACTTTAAATGAAGCTCAGAAAGACAAACCATGAAATCGATCAAGACGAAGCATTCCGAGCGCTGTCCGTTCTTAAAAACGATCCTAACTTCAAAAGATATATTGAGTTGCGTGAAGCTATGCGTGAAGAAACCATTCGCGCGTTGCAGACTCCAGCGAACATTGAAAATCTAAACTTACACTTTCATATTTCAGGGAAGCTTGAAGCAATAGATGAAGAGTTAGACAACTTTTACAAGCTTTAGACTTGGTGTGTGTGTGTATTAGCCTTCCGCGTTAGGGGTTTCGCGGAAGGCTTTTTTATTGCCCTTCTCGCTACAATAGACTACATTTTGCTACACTAGGCTATTTATGCCTTGCTTTTATGGAAACATTACAAGAAGAGGTTGTCTCAGAGTCCTCCGAAAATTCTGTGGATAGTTTAACGCAAAGTGAAGGTAACCTCACAATGGCAGAACTAGCATCAAATCTGATGAAAAGCCGCCAAGCCGAGGAAACTGAAACTGCCGATGAGGAACCTGAAGCCGCTGAAGAAACTGCGGAAGAAGAGGAACCAGAGGTACAGTCTGCTGAAGAGTCGGATGAATCAGATGAGGAATCAGATGAGCCGCCCGTACAGTCTTCAGATGTTCTTTCAAAGTTTAAAGACCTGGACTTGGATTCATTATCCGAGGAGGAGTCAAAGGAACTCG